CGACCCCGCGCAGCTTGGCTTCTTCCGCGACGCCGAGCCCGACCTCACCGAGGCGGAGGTTGTGGAGCTGCTCAACCGGGCGATCACGCGAAGTCACCTCTCCCGGCCCCAAATCGCCGAGCGCATGGGCACCACCAAACCCGTCCTGGACGCCTTCACCGCCAAGAGCAAGACCACCTACCGCCTTCCCTACAGCTTCGTGGTCCGTTTTTGCCGGGCGACCGGCGACAAGGAGCTGGTGTATCGCCTCTGCGACGCCCTGGGGATCGCCTATCACCGCGATCCGGCCGAGGCCATGTTTGCCGAGCTCGGCCGCCTCCAGGTGGAGCTCGACGAGCGCGGGGCACGGGCGGAGGACCTGAAGCGCCGCCTCTATAAGGGATTGAAATGACGCGCGCCCGGACAGGCAAGAAAGCCACACGCCGACCCACGGTCAAGGCAAAGAAGCCGCCAGCGCCGGGTGCCAGGAGGTGAGCGCATGTCAGATCCCCTGGTGATTGCCATCGAGGCCGTCGTGCACCACTACTGGTTGCTGCTCATCTACGGGCTGGCCTGCGCCGCCTTGGGCGCACTGGCCACGGCCCTTTGTGTGACCGCCGGCCGTGCCGACCGCGAGTTCGAGGCCATGCATCGGCGCGAGGCCGCCAGGAGGGCCCTTGGCTGAGGACGAGACCATACGCTGCGCCTGGCGCGGGTCAACCGTCACCGAGCTGCGGTGCCAGGCCACGAAGTGCGATCCGGGGCTGCTGGCCAACTGTCGCGAGGCCAAGTGCAGCCGCCTCCGGCCCTCCCAACTCCGCGAGCCGAGACCGCACCCCGAGCCCGACTCCTGCGGGGGGGGGGGGCAGAACACCCTTCGTGCCGAGCCGGCCACCGAGTCGGCGCCGAAGCCGGGAGGCCGTAGCCTGATGGACCTCATCTTGGAGCTCGCCAGGCGGGAAGGGGACACGGCCCGGGGTATGGCCGAGGTGCTCAAGAAGGCCGCCAGAGTGACAGCCAGTCTGTCAGTAAGCCGGGCTGAAACCGGTTCGCACTTCTCGGCTGAAGTGCGAACTGAAGCGCGAACCACTTGTGCGAAAGTTCTTTGTAGTGATGTCCGAGGCTTAGCAGAAAAATGACGGGTCCAACGGCGGAAGAACTGCGAACTGCCCTCGGGATCACGAAGCGAGGGGTCCTCAAGAGGGCTGCCAAGGAGGGCTGGGAGTACGACGAGGACACCAGCCAGGGGGGCCTCGTGAGGTGTTACCGAGTAACTTCCCTCCCCGCCACCGTCCAGAAGGCCTGGCTGGAGCACCAGGAGGCCGCTCGTCCTGAGGTATCGAAGGGCGATCTCCCGCGGCGCGAGGTGCCACCCTCCCTCATCCCCTACATCGAGGCCCCGGACTGGAACCGGCAGCGCGCCGACGACCGGGCCACCCTCCTGGAGATCATCTTCGGCAACGGCCGCAAGTCAGAGGAGGCCCTCCTTCTTTACAATGAGGACCCCGCCTATGCCGAGCTCCGCTCTCGCCTGGGCTCGGTCACCCTGCGCACCTTATATAGGTGGCAGAAGCTCCACCGCGAAGGCCGCCTGGCCGCCCTGCTCACCGGCTACGGCAAGAAGGGCTCCCGCAAGCTCACCCCGGAGATGCGCCAGGCCGCCGGGGGCATGATGTGGAAGAAGTGGCCGCGCTCCATCACCGGCATCCTCCGCTACCTCCGCTACAAGTTCGGCTATGCAGGTAGCTACCGCACCGTCGTGCGCTTCGCCCAGGAGTACGAGCGGCAGCACTACGAGGAGCTGCTCTTCAAGTTCAAGCGGGCCAAGTGGCAGCACGACATGATGCCCTCCCTGGGCGACTGCTCGGCCAAGGCCACCCACCCCAACCACCACTGGGAGGCCGACACCACCCCGGCCGACATCCTCTGCTCCGACGGCCGCCGCCGCAAGATCATCGCCTTCATCGACATCTACTCCCGCCGGGTCCACCTGCGCCTGGTCGACGTCGAGGACGCCGACGCCGTGGCCGCCACCCTGCGCTCCACCATCCTGGCCTTCCAGGCCCTGCCCGAGGTCCTGCTCATGGACAACGGCATGGTCTACCACAAGTCCAAGCACATGCAGCGCATTTGCGGCGAGCTGGGCATCCAGACCCCGTGGCTGGAGGTCATGGCCCCCTGGGAGAAGCCCCACATCGAGCGCTTCTTCCGCACCCTCACCGAGCAGGTCTTCGCCGAGCTGCCCGGCTACACCGGCAACAGCCTCCTCACCCGCCCCGACGAGATCCGGCTGGAGATGGAACCCGAGGAGCTGCAGAGGATCATCGACCAGTGGCTGCGGGTGGACTACCACGAGACCGTTCACTCCGGCACCGACCAGCGGCCCCGGGAGCGGGCCCAGATGCCCGGCTACGTGGCCCAGATGGTCGAGGAGCGCGAGCTGGACATCCTGCTGTGGCGTCAGGAGGTGCGGGTCGTCCGCCAGGCCGTGGTCCACTACGACGGCCGCGCCTACTACCACCCCGAGCTGCCCAACGGCGAACAGGTCACCCTCCTGGTCGATCCCGGCGAGGCCGGTCGGGTGGTCGTCTTCCACCAGGGCCGCCGCTGCTGCGTGGCCGAGAACTACGCCGCGCAGGGCCTCACCCCCAAGCAAATCAAGCAGGACCGCAAGGAGCGCCGCCAGGCCCTCAAGGACAGCATCCGCGCCGAGGAGAGACTGGTCCGGCCCGAGCTGGTGGAGAACCACTTCCTGGAGCGCCTGGACGCCCAGGAGCCGCTCGTGCCGGTTGTTTTCCCGCCCAGGGCCGAGGTGATCCCGCTCCCCCGCTACGCCGAGGCGGCCGATGCCCTGGAGGGCAGCGCGCCCCAGGCTGAGGTCCGGAGCGAGGGGGAGCCCGACTACTTCGGCTCCGACGGCGAGCGCTACAAGCACCTCATCACCAGACGCGTGGAGGGCCGGGAGCCGACCGCCTCCGATCTGGCCTTCATGGCCCGGTTCGAGGCCTCGGAGGAGTTCGAGGAGCAGCGCAGCTACTTCGAGAGCTGGGAGGCCTTCCTGCGCGCCACCCAGGCAAGGAGCGTGAACGGATGAAGACCGCCTTTGTGGAGACCGAGAACTACCGCCGCCTGAGCGACCTGGCCACCCACCTGCGAGGCCTCGACGACGAGGAACCGCGCCTGGGCGTGGTCTCGGGCCGCACCGGCCTGGGCAAGACCTGGGCCGTCCACCATTACTTCATCCAGAACCGGCGCAAGCACAACTACACCTACCTCCGGGGCCTGGACGTCTGGTCCCCCAGCGCCTTCCTGCGGGCCGTGGCCGGCGAGCTGGGCTGCCACCCCTGGCGGGAGCGGGCGAGCTGCTTCGCCGAGGTCCGCAACAAGCTGGTGGAGACGGGCGGCCACCTCATCCTGGACGAGGCCGACTACTTCGCGGCCGACAAGCACCTCTTGAACACCATCCGCGACCTGCACGACGTGATCCCCGGCTCCATCATCCTGGTGGGCGAGGAGGAGCTGCCGGGCAAGCTGGGCACGGTCAAGCACTTCTGGGGACGGGTGGCCAAGAAGGTGAAGTTCGCCGCCCTGACCGCGGGCGACGTGGCCTTCATCGCCCACGCCCTGTGCGAGGTGCCCGGCGCCGACGGGAAGATGGACCCGCTGGTGCTCGCCAAGGAGCAGGCCCAGCAGATCTCCGGCGACACCCAGGGCGCCTTCCGGGCCGTCAAGAAGACCCTGCGCAAGCTGGAGGCCGACATGCACACAAACGAGCTGGCGGCCGCCACCCCGCGGCTGGTCACCGAGGCCCTGCATAGCATCAAGAGGGCCGCATGAGGCAGCGCAGCACACGCGAGAACAGGGCCCGGCAGATCAGCGAGTTGGTCCGGCAGCAAGGCGGCGAGGCCTTCCTGTCTCAGATATACGGGGCCTTCGGAGCGGTCACCCACGAAGAGCGAGAGGCCGTCCGCAGCGGAGCCAGGACCCTATGCCGGAGCGGCGCCCTCGCCCCGACGGGCGGAGGCAACGGCCTGTACGTCCAGCGGGAGCAGCCACCCCGCCCCGCAGGCGAGAAGCGCCAGCTTATCTGGGACGCCATCATGCTGCGGCACAGCTTTACCCTCGACGACCTGATCTTACTGACCGGCTGCTCGCGCGAGTACGCCAAGGAGTACACCTACAGCCTGCAAGCCCAGGGCTTCGTCGAGCGCCAGACTACCGGCGGCAAGCCTGTCTTCCGCCGCGACGGCTCCCGCGGCCTGGCCGTTTACCGCCTCATCAAGCGACAGGAGCAGCCCCCGCCGAACACCGGCAAGTATCGGAAGAAGAGAGGAGCGACACCCAAGCAGGCCAAGAAGGGAGCCAAGTCATGAAGCAGTTCGAGTCGTGGCAGGACGTTAACACCGCCCTGGGCCGCCTGGCCCGGCTGGAGGCCGCCGCCAAGGGCCTGAAGGACGGCATCAAGGACTTCGCCGCCCGGCACAAGCGCGAGCTCGAGGGCAAGTCGATGACGCTCAAGAACGGCCTGGTGGGCTATCGGGTCGAGGAGAAGGCCGTGGTGCCCGATGAGGCGGAGGCCATCGGCATCCTAGAAGGCACCGTCCATGCGAACCTCATCAAGGTGGGCGTGGACAAGGCCGCCCTGGCCCACAACGAAAATGCCTTGGCTCTCATCCCGGGTGCCTCCATCAAGCGCACCTTCGTCTTCGTCTGCAAGCCCAACCCGCTGGGTAAAGCCGCGCAACGGGCGGGCAAGAAGGAGGCCGGTGGCTAAGCGCCGCCAGCGCAGTCTCATCCGCCCGGTGGGGCCCGGGTTCGAGCCTCCGCCCCAGGCCGAGGTCCGCTTCGTGCCCTGCCCGGCCTGCGGGGGCCCGATGAGGCAGGGCGCGACCCTCTGTGGCAAGTGCTGGACGCTGGTGCCGGCCGCGACTGTCCAGGTGCTCCACGCCCGCACCGACGGCTGGGGCGGGCGCTGGGAGCAGTTCCGCCAGGCCGTGGGCGCCGGCAAGAAGCCCGAGGAGATTCACGTATGAGCCCCGACCGCACCGTCTGCCCCGGCTGCCAGGGAGCCAAGCCGCCCTCAGTCGTCGTCTGTAGCCGGTGCTGGAGCCGGCTGCCGTTCAACACGCAGCGGGCCCTGAGCAGGATCGAGTGGCTGCAGGACACCGCCACCTGGCTCAAGAACGCCGCCAGGGTCAAGCAACTGCTGGCCCAGGGCAAGAAGCCCGAGGAGTTGCACCTGTGAGGCGCGTCGCCCTGGAAGACCTCCGCGAGGCCGCCCGTGAGTGCCGCCGGGAGAGTCCCGAGTTCGCCCCACATCTGGCCGACGACAAGGGCCGGCGCGAGATCGCCGAGATGCTGGCCGACGAGGTCCTGAGCGCCAGGCACAACGACCACCTGACCAACGACCTCTTGGAGGCCGGGACCACCCGCGAGGAGATCGTGGCCGCGGTCCTGGCCGGCTTCGAGGATGCGGGGAGGGTGCTGAATTGAGCGAGATCGTCTGGGTCCCCAAGATCATCTGCCGGAGCTGGCAGCATTGGCCCCTGGAGTGCCCTTGGCACCACTACGACGGGGGCACGAACACGCACTACTGCTGCCACCGCCCCCGGAGGCAGCTAGAGATGACGTGCCACGGCAGCCCGAAACGGCGGCCGGACTGCCCCATCGGCCCCATGCGCATCGAGGACAAGAGCCACCGGCCCCGGAGGCAGGCGTGAACCACAGGCCCACACCCCTGGAGGCTCTGGGGCCCGCGTGAGCGCCCAGTACCTCATCGACCCCACGCCCGCCAGGCCGACCCTGACCAGCCTGGAGGCCTTTTGTCTGGCCATCATCCGGGGCAGGAAGGGCCGGGAGCGGGCCATCGGGCAGCACGATCTGGCTGAGCACCTGGGTACCTCCGAGCGCCACGCCCGCCTGGTAGTGGGGCGCCTGATCAACGTCCATGCCTACCCGATCTGTTCCTCCTACGACAGCCGCAAGGGAGGCTATTTCTGGCCGCGGACCCAGGCGGAGGTGGAACGCCTCCTCGATCAATTGGATCATCACGCCCGGGCCATCTATCGGCGCCGGGGCCGGCTCAAGCGTGCCCTGAAGCACATTCGCGACCGGGTCGAACAACCCGTCCTGGAGGTGCAGGGATGACCATCTTCAAGGGCGCCGCCAAGGGCACCTACAGGGGCCCCTGCACCTTCTGCGGCGAATACACGGAGACGTGTGTCCGGCAGGCCGATCTCGCCGGCAAGAAGATGGCCTACTGCGAGAAAACGGACTGCCGCAAGAAGGCCGGCCTGTGGCTGTTGAAGCAGCTCAAGGCGGCTGCCAGGCGAGTGGGGTTGAAGTAGCTATGCCCGCGTCCCAGCGCAGCACCAAGGCCAGGCCGCCGTCAGGGGATAACCCCGAGGTCCTGGGCCGGCTCAACAAGGCCCTCCACGCCAAGTTGAACGAACTCTATCGTGCCGGCACCCTGGATGATGCGGACTACCGCGAGATCCTGCGCACTGAGTTCGGGGTCTCTTCCTCGGCCGATCTGGACGCTCGCGGCCGGCGCCGGCTCCTCTGGCGCCTCAAGGGCGGGCCGCCACCCAACACCCTCTACCTGGAGCGGCTTCGCTACTGGCGGCAACGGCTCGGGGAGCGGCCGGGCATGGCCACCCCGCAGCAGCTGGCACACATCGACTCGCTGGCGAGGCGGGCCCTGTGGGCCCAGGACACCTACGGCGCCTTGCGGAAGCTCTTGCTGCGCATGGGGCTGCCGGCTGACCTGGCGTGGCTGGACTTCAAGGGGGCCGTCAAGATGATCGAGGCCCTGAAAAGGATGGCGGGGAGGCGATGACGGTTGGCTGGCGCAAGAAGGAGCTGCTGCGGCCCGACGAGGTGGCCGAGATCCTGCGGGTCCACCGGGCAACGGTCTACAGGATGGCCAACGACGGCAGGCTGGAGGCGGTGAAATTGTCCCCGACGGCGCTGAGGATCACCGTGGCCTCCGTGCGCCTGATCCTAGCCTCACCCGAGCCGGACGAGGCCTGCTGGGGCCGGGAGGGATAAACTCCGGCCCGCCTTAGTCCGTAAGCCCCAGGGCCTTCACATTCCTATCTATCTTCTGCACTTCGTGCCCCAGGCCCAGCCTCTCGAAGACGGCCCGGGCGGCCTCCAGGCATTCCCGCGCCTTGTCCCTGTCCCCCAGGGAGGCATATGTCAGGCCCATGTTGCCCAGGGCGGCTGCCTCGCCCCGAGCAAAGCCTATCCGTCGATAGATTTCCAGCGCTTGCTCGTGAAGCTCCATAGCCCGGTGGTCCTTTCCCAGAGCGCTGTAAGCGTTGCCAACACTGGCCAGGACGTCGGCCTCCCCCCGCAGGTCGCCCATCCGGCGGTGAATCTCCAGCGCCTGTTCGTAGAGCACAATAGCCTGGCGGGGCTCGTCCAATCTAAAGTAGGCGCTGCCTATACTGCCGAGGGCGCCTGCCTCCCCCCGGGTATCGCCAATCCGCCGGGCTATTTCAAGCCGCTGCTCGTGAAGATGGAGAGCTTGGCGGTGCTCCCCTTGGGCGGCATGAATCGCGCCTATGCAGCCCAGGACATTGCCCTCCCCCTGCAGGTCGCCTATGCGCCGGGCTATCGCGAGCACCTGCTCATAGAGCTTGAGTGCCTGGCTATGCTCCCCAAGGGATTTGTGAGCAATGCCCAGATTGCCCAGGGCGGCTTCCTCGCTTCGCGCATCTCCAAGCCGCCGGGCTATCTCCAGCCCCTCCTCGAAGAGCCCGATGGCTTGGCCGTATTCCCCTAAACGGCCGTAAGCCACGCCAAGGCTGTTGAGTAGCTGGCACTGCGAGAACTTGGAGAGCGAGGCACGCCTCTCAAACAAGGGCTCCAGGAGGCCGACGAGGGGCCTGCTCAGCCCGAGCTCGTCGACCCTGAGCACATCGGTCAGCATAAGATAGAGAAAGGCCAACTCATACTCTCCGGCTTGGAGGTGCTTCCGATAAGGCCCGGAGAGGGCCTCCAGGAAGCGGGGGAGCAGCTCTCCTCCCCGGTAGATGCGGTTGGCTTGGACCATCGCTTCCCATAGGCCCTCACTCTCGTAGATAAGTGCGTCGGGATTGGCCGAGTGGGCCTGGGCATAGTGCAGCCAGTGTAGGCAGTAGTTCTCTCGGCAGCGGCGCTCGCGCTCCGGCTCGGCGGCCAGCCTGACCTCCGCCAGTTGGCGGAGCAGGGCGTGCAGAGTGTAGCGCCTGGCCTTCTCGTCGTAATGGAGCAGGGAGCGGTCGGCGAGCATCCCCGCGAGGTGGCCAGCCAGCGCCGCGTCCGCCGCCTTTAACCCCGCCGCCGCCGCTAAGGTCCGCGAGGAGAAGCCCGACTCGGCGCAGACGCTGGCCGCCTCGAAGACGTGGGCCAGGCTCACTCCCCCTTCCTCGCCCAACTGCTCCAGGCTAACCATGAGCGAGGCTGCCACGTTCTTCTCGGGGCTGTCGCCCAGCTTCACCTCCGCCAGCTTTCCTCGGATCGAGCCAATGTAGGTGGGAAAATCGAGATCGCGCGCCCGAGCCAGGTGCTGCGCGGCGATGTCCACCGCCAGGGCCAACCCCCCCAGTATCTGGATGAGTTGCCTGGCCCCGTCGACGTCCTGCTTGACCCGCTCCTGCCCCAGCACCTTCTTCAACAGGTCGAGGCCCTCATCGAGGGACAGCACCGGAAGATCGTAGACGTCCTCTTTGGGGCCAGCCGGGAGGGCGTGCCTCTCCCGCGTGGTGACCAGCACCCGGCAGCCCGGCTCGACGACCTGGACGCCCTCGGTGACGTTGTCGATGATGAGCAGGACGTCCCGCCGCCCGGCCAGGGCCTGCTTGACCGCCTCGATTGCCGCCGCCTCGTCGGGGAAGGCCGGCCGCTCGCCGCCCGCCCCCAGCTTGCTGAGGATGGCCGCGGCCTGCGTGCGCCAGTCGCTGCCCTTGAGCCCAGCCCAGAAAACCCCGCCGGGATAGTCCGCCCGGTGTCTATACGCGTAGGTCTTGGCCAGCTCGGACTTGCCCAGCCCCCCCGTGCCCACGATGGCGACCAGGCTGTCCTCGGCCTGGCTGAGCCTGCTGTGGACCTCTGCGACGGGCTCGATGCGCCCGACGAAGGTCTTCACCGGCTTCGGCGTCATGAAAACGGGCCCCGCTGCGGCCGTGAGATGGGGCGGCCTGGGCACGAAGAGGTAGCGGCGCACCCCTGTGCGGTCCTTGACGCAGCGGATGGCCGGTTCCAGCTTCTTGTTCTTAGCCTCCACCTCGGCGACCAGCTTGTCGAATTCGACACAGCTAAGGTCGGGGGCGCAGGCCCACCTTATGACTTGGGCCTCGACAAAGACGTCGGTGACTAGCGCCCGGAAATGATCGGTGCCGGGTATTGCCTGGAGGCGGACGTAAGGGTCGTCGGCCTCGTCGGCCAGGCGCAGGAGGGCAGAAAGGAACTTCAGGTCGAGCGGCCGCCCCGGCGACAGATTGCCTTCAGAAAACTCATCTGTGACCTCGTCCAGCGGCTTGGCGTGGTCGTGCGCCTCGCAGACGATGGCCACGGCCTTGGCGGGCAGGGAGACACCACCCTGAGGGAGGAAATCGCCCAGGAGATAGTCGCGCGGGTTGTTCAGGATCATCTCCGCGCTGCACCTGGCGTGGCCTGCAGCGCCCCCTTGCTTGCCAATGTCGTGCAGATAAGCGGCGCCGATCAGGACGAAGGCGTCGGCGGGGCTGAGCAGATTGGGGTCGAGGTCGCGCGTCAGCTCATTCAGGCGGGCCTCGACGCGCTCGGAGTGGCTTATGTCGTTCTGCTTGAGGCTGACGAGCCAGTTTGGGGCGGCGTTCCTGATGTCCTCGACCCGCTCCTTTAAGCGGATGAAGCGCTGCGGGTCGTCGGCTTGCGCCTTACCGTCCCCGAGTCTTTCCTGAAGTGTTGGCATGGAGGGGCTCACCCCTGAGGGATCAAGGTAAAAGTTACCCGCCTTTGGAGGCTCTGTCAAAAGGAACCTTCGCACGCATTGACAGGCGCTAACTCACGGTTTTTCCTTCTCTGGTATTGCCTTCCCACGGTTCTAAACGGTTGTCCCCGAACTCGTCCCGGAGCATTTACCCGACTAAAAGGCGGCACCTATGAAGCCTGATCTTCACCCGTCCCGGCTGAAGCGGCTGCGAGGCCGCGCCGGCTCTGGCGCGGGAGCTGGAGGACAAGCTGCCCGCCGAGGTGGTTGACCTGGTCACCGACGAGGGCGAGGCCCTGGCCGCGCGCTACCGGGTCTTTCAGGTGCCGGCGGTCCTCCTGATCAACGAGGCCGGTGCCCCGCTGGTCGGCTGGTCGCACCTGCCCTTCGCGGTCGAGATTCTGGAGGAGGTGGAAGCGCATGCGTAAGCTCTGTCTCGTCATCATGCTGGCCCTGTTTCTGCCCGCCGTGGCCCAGGCCGGGGCCCTGGACGTCTCCTGGGACGCCAACACCGAGGCCGACCTGGCCGGCTACAAGCTCTACTACGGCACGGTCCCCGGCAGCTACGGCGCGCCCCTGACCCTGGGCAAGGTCACGGCCCACCAGCTCACGGGCCTGAAGGACAACACGGTCTATTACATCGCCCTGACCGCCTATGACACGAGCGGCAACGAGAGCGCCTACTCCGTCGAGATCAGCGCGGACACGGGGGACCAGCTCGCGCCGGGCCCTCCTCAGGGGATCAAGGCCAGGCGCCCGATCCCGGCGGTCCATGTCTCGTCCCCTGGCCTCTAGGGCGGTGACGCACGAGGCCTGCGAGGATTGCGAAGGCTGCGAGTTTAGCGGCCGTTCCCGTGCCGTCGGGCAGTTCGAGTGGTGCTACCTCTTCGCCGGCCTGAAGGTCTCGGAGAGCCCCTGTCCAGACCCGGCATATCGGGACGCGATGCTGAAGGCCAAGCGTCTAAAGGAGGGCAGATGCGCCCCAGCTACATCGTGATTCACCACAGCGCCACCCCGGACGGCCGGACCTTCGACGCCGAGGCCATCCGGCGATTCCACACGAGCTGGCGCGACGGGGGCGAGATCGTCACGCATGAGGAGGCGGCCGCCCTCAAGGCCAAAGGCGTCACAGTCACCCCGCCCTGGAAGGACACCGGCTATCACTTCCTGGTCGAGCTGGTGGACGGCAGGCCGCAAGGCATCGTGGGCCGGCCGCTGACCATGAGCGGGGCCCACTGCATCGGCCGCAACAACGACTCCCTCGGCGTCTGTGTCATCGGCAACTACGATCGGATTGAGCCGGACGCCGAGGTCCTCGACTACCTGGTCAGCCACGTCCTGAAACCGCTCATGGAGACCTTCAATATCCCCAGGGAGCGGATCCTATTCCACCGCGAAATGGAGGTGAAAACCTGCCCCGGTAAGAGGTTCACCAAGCAGATGATCCTATCCCGACTCTAGAGGGAGGTTCGTTATGTCCGAGCAGCAGCCCACCACCAGCGTCACGGCCGGCGAAGTGTCGGAGGCCAAGGCGTTCACCAAGCTCGACACGGTGCGGGCCCTCGTGAGGCCGACTGGCGCCCTCGTCGGCATCGTCGTCATCGCCGCCACGCCCATCGTCGGGGCCATCGTCCACGGCCTCACCTGGAAGGAGGCCATCACCATCGAGGTCACCTTCTTCGGGCCTCTCGTCGGCTTCTTCTACCAGCTCCGCAACTCGCAGAGCAACGGAGGTGCCTCATGAGACGCAACCGCAACCTGGCCCTGCTCCTCAGCTTCCTGGCTGTCCTGGCCCTGAGCCTGACGCTGACGGGCTGCGCCCTGCTCGACATCGGCAACCCGACCCCGCCGTCCGGTCAGACCACCTACCAGACGGCCGAGCAGTCGCTCTACCTCGCCGGCCTGACGCTGAGCCGCTGGTCCTACCAGATCGAGGACGCCCGGGCCAAGAAGCTCGTCAGCGAGGAGACCTACGACAAGTTGGCGGCGGCCTGGGGGAAGGCGCAGCTCACGCACAAGGCCCTCTTGGCGGGCACCCGGCCGGCCACCGACCTGCCCAAGCTGGACCGTGACCTTGCCGCCGTCGAAGCCCTGCTGACGGCGCTGACGCAGATGGGAGGCGCCAAATGACCATCGCACCCGCCATCATCGTCGGGGCCGAGCTCGGCCTGCTCCTCCTCCGGGAGTTCCGAGGCTATCGCGAGGATCTGCGCGTCATCCACCCCGACAAGCCGCTGCCGGAGCTGAAGCCGCTGCCCGATGACATCAAGGTCGCGGCCGCCGAGTTCGCCAAGGAGCACGGCCTGGCCCAGCCGGGCGGCGAGTAGCACTCAGCCATGTCCGGCTCAGAGGAAGTGCCCGTGAACGTCGCGGCCGAGATCGCCACGCTGCGGGGAGAACTGCGGGTCTCCGTGGCCGACCTAGCCGGGCGCATCGACGCTCAGGCGGCCCACGTCGCGGGGCGCTTCAGCGAGGGCCAGCAGGTCATGCTCGGTCTCGATACCAACTTCAGACGCCTGGAGGCCGTCATCCGCGATTCGATGGAGCAAGCCGAAGCGGCCGCTCTCCGGGCGGAGGAGAAGTGCGAGAGCTGCCACGGGGGCTTCAACCGCCGCCTCACCGTCCTGGAGACGTGGAGGTGGAAGGAGCTCGGGGGCCTGACCGTGCTGCTCCTCGTCCTTGATATCGCTGTGAATATCGCGCTCCGGGTGGTGTGGTGAGATGAGCCGCATGGAGGACATGGCCCGCAAGGGACGCATTGTTGAGCTGCGCGAGGAGTTGGCCACGCAGGAGTCGACCATCCGCTCCCTGTCAGAAGTTCTCGGGCAACAGACCTCCACGCTCCTGGGCCTCGACCGCCTGAACGGCGACACCATCGTGGCCACGGCCGAGATGCTGCGCAAGCTCCTCAACAGCCGCAAGTGGCTGCTGGATGAGATCGCCCGGCTGGAGCAGCAGTGAGGCGCCGCCACCCCAAGCTCCTGAAGCTGCCTCCGGGGCTGGTCCGCCAGGTGGACGAGATGCTCACGTCCACCGGGGAGGCCCGCAAGACCTACGACGAGATCTCGGCCTGGCTGGCGGAGCAAGGCCACCCGGTCAGCGTCAGCGCCATCGGGCGCTATGCTCGCTGGCTGGCCGCCTTCGAGCGGGTGAAGCTGGTCGGTGAGCAGGCCAAGGTCATCATCAGCGAGGCGCAGTCGGAGGGCGGCCTGGCCATCGAAGAGGCCACGGCCAAGGTGGCCGCCGTCGTGGTGATGGAGGTCCTCCAGGAGGCCATGAACGGGAAGGGCGGCCAGGTCGACACCAAACGCGTCGGCAAGCTCATCGGTGAGTACGCCAAGCTTCAGGCTTCCAGCGTCCTGCGGGAGCGCTGGAAGGCACAGATGGCACAGCTTCGCCAGAAGGCTGAGAAGGCGGTCCAGAACATCGAGCGCAAGACCCAGCTCAGCCCCGACACGCTCTCCTATATCCGCGAGGTGATCTATGGGCTTGCGCCTCGCTAGGCTGATCGTCCTCCTTCTCGGGCTCACGCTCTGCGCGGCCCGTGCCGAGGCGGCACTGCCGACTCCGCCCCCGAAGGGCAGCGTCGCCGGGGTCCCGATCTCGGCCCTGCCGGCTGCGGAGCCTGCGGAGCCGACGTTCTCCCCGGTCATCAGGCTCACCGAATACCAGAAGCGCTGGGTCGAGGATCGCAGCCGCTTCAAGATCGGGCTCTGGGGCCGCCAGACGGGCAAGAGTTTCGCAACGAGCCTGGAGGCGGTGCTCGACTGCTACGGGCACTCCGGCGCCCGGTGGGTGTTCCTCTCGGCCGGCGAGCGGCAGTCCAAAGAGCTCATGGCCGCGGCGGCCATGCACGCTCGGGCGATCGGCCTCGCCATCACCGAGCTCGAAGGCACCTTCAAGGCCGAGGACGGCAGCGAGTACAAGCAGCTCGAAATCCTGCTGCCGAACGGCTCGCGCATCATCGGCCTGCCGGCCAACCCGAACACCGCCCGCGGCCACAGCGCCCACATCCTCCTCGACGAGTTCGCGTTTCATCAAAACAGCCGGGCCATCTGGCGGGCCCTCTTCCCGACCGTCACCCGCGGCTACAAGATCCGCATCGTCTCCACCCCCCAGGGCAAGGCCAACAAGTTTTACGAGCTCTGGACGGCCAAGACCCTCCAGATGTTCGACGGCCTCGATCACGCCTACGTCGGCGAGCGCGGCGGGTGGAGCAAGCACCGGGTCGACATCCTCCAGGCGGTGGAGACGGGCCTCAAGCTCCTCGACGAGGAGGGCCAGCCCTGTGAGCCCGAGGACCTGCGGCTCGCCCTGAACGACGACGAGGCCTGGCACCAGGAGTACCTGGTGGAGTTCCTGGACGAGGCCACGGCGTTCCTCGGCTACGACCTGATCGAGAGCGTGGAGGACGGCCGGGTGGACGCCTCGCCGCCCTGGGCGCAAAAGCTCCTGGAGTTCGCCGTCGCGCACCATGCCGAGACGAAGCACCTGGAGAGCCCGCCCGCTTTCGATGCCTCCGAGGCGCTCGGCGGCGTCCTGTTCGAGGGCGATCTCTACCTCGGCTTCGACATCGCCCGCCGGCGCGACCTCTCCATCCTCTGGGCCGACGAGGTGCGCTCCGGTGACGCCGTCGCCGTCACCCGGGCGGTGATCAACCTGGCCAAGCAGCCCTTCGGCGTCCAGGAGCGTGTACTTCACGGCCTGCTCGGGCTCTCCCGCACCCGCCGGGCCTGCATCGACAAGACCGGCATGGGCGAACAGCTGGCGGAGCGCGCGGCCGAGCGCTACGCCTCCAAGGTGGAGGGTATCGACTTCACGGTGGCCAACAAGGAGGCCCTGGCGACCGGCATTCGAAAAGCCTTCGAGGATCGGCGCGACCGCATCCCGGCCGACCAGCAGATCCGCCAGAGCCTGCACGCGGTGAAGAAGATCGAGACCGCCACCGGGCACTTCCGCTTCGACGCCGACCGCACCGAGCAGATCGGCCACGCCGACCACTTTTGGGCGAAGGCGCTGGCCGTGGAGGCGCGGTCCAAGCCCGCGGGCGTGATCGAGCACCAGGGCACCGGCCAGAAGCGCTCTTACACCCGCCTGGGCGACTACCTGGGCCCCGGAGAGGACCTGCACGGGGGGCTGGATGCGTCCTGAGCGCAACGAGGTAGCGCCCCTCAAGAAGGACCTGGACCTGTTCCTGGGCTGGATGAAGTACTTCCCCAACCCGGACAAGATCCTGGAGCGCCGCTCGGCCGGCCGTGGCATCAAGCTCTACGACGAGATCGCCGCCGACCCGCACGCCTACGCGGTCCTGCAGACGCGCTTCCTGGCCGTTACGGGGCTCGCCTGGGAGGTGCAGCCCGCCTCGGAGGAGGCCGCCGACGTCGAGATCGCCGAGTTCGTGCGCCAGGAGCTGGAGGCCTGCAACCTGCGCGAGGCGCTGATGAACCTGCTGAGCGCGATCCTCAAGGGCTACAGCGTCGCCGAGATCCTGTGGCGCCTGCGCGACGACGGCCGCGTGGGGATCGAGGAGTTGCGCGGCCGGGGCCAGCACCGCTTCGTCTTCGACCCCGACGGCCGGCTTCGCCTCCTCACCCAGCAGAACATGGTCGAGGGCGAGGAGCTGCCCGAGCGCAAGTTCATCGCGATGTCCTGGGGGGCCACCGACGGCAATCCCTACGGCTGCGGCCTGGGGGCCAAGCTCTACTGGCCGGTCTGGTTTAAGAAGAACCTCACGAAATTCTGGCTCGTCTTCGCCGAGAAGATGGGCAGCCCCACGGTCATCGGCAAGTACCCGCCTGGGGCCTCCCCGGAGCAGCAGAAGGCCCTCCTGGATGCCATCACGGCGGTCCAGCAAGAGGCGGGGATCAAGGTCCCGGACAACATGACGGTGGAACTGCTGGAGGCCGACCGCAAGGCCTCGGGCGATTTCTACAAAGACGCCGCCGGCCATTTCAACGGGGAGATCTCAAAGATCGTCCTCGGGCAAACCCTGACCACCGAGGTCGGCGACACGGGCTCCTATGCGGCCAGCCAGACCCACGGCGAGGTCCGCCAGGACTTCCTGGAGGGCGACGCCACCTGGGTGGAGCCCGGCATCAACCGGCTCATCAAGTGGCTGTGCGACTACAACTTCCCGAGTCGGCCCAACGGCGACCCACGCTATCGGATGCGGCCCGAGCCGCCCGCCGACATGAACCAGGAGGCGCAGCGCGACCGGACTCTCTTCAAGGACCTGGGGCTGCCGGTGGCCAAGAAGCACCTCTACGCCAAGTACGACGTGCCCGCGCCCGAGGCCAGTGACGAGCTGCTCGAGGTGCCCGCGGGGCCCAGCGCCCTGTCGCCCGATGCCGCCTTCGCCGAGGTCCTGGAGGCTGAAAAAAAAAGCCCGAAATCCGCCGCCTCATCGAGGCGCAGGAGAAGCTTGACCGGCTGATTGCCGACTCTGCCCAGCGCGGGCAGGCGTTCTTTGACAACTGGGTAAGCGAAATCAAGGGGTACCTCGCGGCCGCCGGCAGCCTGGAGGAGGCTCGGGACCACGTTCTCGATCTCTACACCAAACTGCCCTCGGAGCCCTTCGCCAAGCAGCTGGGGCTGGCCCTCTACGGCGCCGACCATCTGGGCGAGGACAGCGTCAAGGCCGAGGTCCGGGACCAGGCGGGGGCGTCCTTCGCGGAGGAGTGGTGGGGCCGGGGCCTCCCCTACAAGGAGCAGCTCGACTTCCACCGGGCCCAGGGCTTCAGGATTGCCGGGGTGACCAAGGCCGATCTCCTGGCCGGCGTCAAGGACGAGCTGACGCGGTCCATCGAGCAGGGCACCACGCGGGAGGAGTTCCGGGCGGCCGCGGACAAGCTCTTCGAGAAGCACGGCTACGACAAGCTCGCCCCGTACCGGATCGATACCATCTACCGGACCAACATGGCCTCCAGCTACCAGGCGGCCCGCTACCGGCAGATGACCGACCCGGCCGTCGTGGCCGCGCTGCCCTACTGGCGCTACGTGGCGGTGCTGGACGGCAAGACCCGGCCGGCCCACCTGGAGATGCACGGCAAGATCTTCAGGGCTGACTCGCCCGTCTGGGACGAATGGTACCCGCCCAACGGCTACAACTGCCGCTGCAGCGTCCAGGCGGTCTCGAAGGGCACCATCGAGGCGAACGGCTGGCGGGTGGAGGAGGAGCTGCCGGAGACCTTCGATTGGCAAAACGAGCAGACGGGGGACCTGGAGAAGCTGCCGTTGACGCCCGGCGAGGGCTGGGAGGGTCAACCGAGCAACTTGGAGAAGGCGCTGCGGCGACAGAAGGGCGAGACCGTCTGGCAGGAGGTGGCCGGGCAACTCGGCCCGGCGGAGAACGGCCGGCCGCGGTGGAACGAGATCCCGCCCGAGGCGATGAGGCCGGCGCCCCGGCTTCTGGACTCGCTGGAGACGCTGCAGGAGGCCCACGGCGACGACCGCTCCCAGGCCCTTCGGGAGGTGGAGCAGACCTTCCGGCGGCTCATGGGGATCTCGCCCAAGGAGAAGAAAGGCGTCCTGGGCGACCCACTGGGCGAGGCAATGGAGGTGGACATCCGCGGCCTGGCCCATGTGGTGCGCAAGCGTGCAGACGCCAGGGAGCGCTACCTGGCCTTCCTGCGGCCGACGATCGAGGACCCCTTCGAGATCTTGAACACGGAGTACCGGACCGAGGCGGGCGCGACCAAGCTGCGCAAGCGCTACCTGGGCCTGTTTGCCGGGCCGGAGAAGGGCAAGGCCATCTGCGTGGTGGCGGACGTGGGGCCGGACCAGACGGTGCTGTGGGACGCCTTTCAGAAGGAGCTGCGCAAGGTGGACAACTTCAGGCGGGGGAGGCTGCTCTACGGACGCTAGATCGGCACCCAGCACATGGAGCCCGAGGCATGGCGGGCCGCTCCCCTCTTTCACGGCGCTCGGGCGCTCCGGAGGTTCGCAGGACCTAATTGTCGGTCCTCCCGGAGGAAAAGTCAAGCGGGCAAGTGGTGAAGGCTAACTATGTCGGCCCGTTATGAAATCACGGCTGACGCCAAGCCGGTCACCAGCACCCTCAGGCGCTACGGGCGGCAGCTGGGCAATCTGCGGCCGGCCTATGCGGTCATCGGGGAGATCGTCCAGGCCTCGGTCGAGCTCAACTTCGAGATGGGCGGGCGGGAAGGCAGCCGGACCAGGACCTGGCCGGGGCTCTCCAGGTTCACCATCGAGGAGCGGACAAAGCAGGGTTTCTGGCCGGGGCAGATCCTGGTGCGGGAGGGCAAGCGCGGGGGCCTGTTGGGCTCGCTCAGCTACCAGGCGCTGAGCGACCGGGCCGTTATCAGCGCCCGCAAGAAGTACGCGGCGGTTCATCAGTTCGGGGCCTGGTTCCAAACGCTGAAGGGCCACCGGACGGTCAAGATCCCGGCACGGCCGTTCCTCATGGTCCAGCCCCAGGACTGGCCCGTGATTCGGGCCGCCTTGGCCAGGCACATCACGGGGAGCGGCGGGCGAATGACGAGGAGGAGCTGATGGAGTTCGAGTTCGAGATCTTCAGGGCGGGCAAGTACCCGCAGGGCGACTTCACCGAGGCCGACCTGGACCAGATCGTCCAGGCCTACGACCCCAAGATCCATGAGGCCCCGATCACGCTGGACCACGGCAAGACGGGTCCGGCCTACGGCTGGGTGGCCGGCCTCAAGCGGGTGGGCAAGACCCTGGTGGCCAGCTTCCGCGATGTGGCCGAGGAGCTGAAGGGCCTGGTGGAGGCCGGCCGCTACAAGAAGCGCAGCGCCGAGATCTACACGAACTTCGCGGGCACGGGCAAGAAGTACCTCAAGGCCGTGGCCTTCCTGGGCGCGGCGGTGCCGGAGGTCAAGGGCCTGGCCGAGGCCAAGTTCGCCGAGAACGCCGGCGACAGCGTGGCCGTGGAGTTCGGCGAGCGCTGGGGCTGGCAGGCTGCCAAGAGCCTGTTCCGGCGGCTCAAGAACATGCTCATCGAGGACAAGGGCCAAGAGAGGGCCGAGGAGATCCTGCCCGAGTGGAGCCTGGATGACCTGGCCACCGCAGAGCAGGAAGCCGCCAAGGAGGAAACCCCGGCCTTCAAGGAGGCCGGCCACGATAACGACCTGAAAGCAGAGGAGGAGGAGATGCAGATCGCGGAGTTCAAGGAGAAGGTGAAGGGCCGGCTCAAGAAGGCCCTGGAGGCCAACAAGGTCTCGCTCACCGACAAGGAGATCGAGGCCATCATCGAGGAGCCGGGCGTGACCAGCTTCAGCGAGGCCGACGTGGCGGCCGCCCGGAAGCAGGCGGAGGAGGCCGGCCGCAAGAAGGCCGAGGCCGAGTTCGCCGAGAAGAACCGCCGAGTCGAGACCGAGGCCTTCGTCGACGGTCTGGTCAAGGAGGGCAAGCTGGCCCCGGCGCTGAAGGCCTCGGGACTGGTCGAGTTCATGGCCCGGCTCGACGGGGCCGAGGCCGTCCAGTTCGCCGAGAAGGGCGACAAGCTCAGCCCGCGCGACTGGTTCAAGAAGCTGCTCCAGGGCGCCGGCAAGATCATCGTCTTCGGCGAGGTGGCGCCGACGGGCAAGGACATCCCGGACGCCGACGAGGCCAAGCGCGAGGAGCTGATCGCCAAGTTCCAGGAGCAGAACAAGGAGGCCACCTACAAGCAGGCCACCCTGGCCATCGCCAAGAAGCATCCCGAGCTCTTCGGGATCGAGAGGAGGAGGTAGCCCGCCATGATGGGTCAGACCAGCGGCATCGAGAAGACGGCCAAGTGCACGGCCGCCATCGCCACCGAGAACCTCATCGCCAAGTTCGGCGCCGATGACGACACCCTCAGCCAGGCCACCGCCTCGACCGAGGAGCTCGTCGGCGTCTTCCAGCACACCACCGCCAACGCGGGCGAGGCCGTCCGGGTCATGCTCAGCGGCATCACCCGCGTCAAGCTGGGCGGCACCGTGACCAGAGGCGGCTGGGGCACCAGCGACGCCAACGGCAAGGCCGTGGCCGCCGCTCCGGGCGCCGGCGTCAACGCCGCTGTCGTCGGCCGCTTCCTGGCCTCTGGCGTCGACGGCGACGTCGTGTCCCTGCTGCTCGCCCCTGGCAGGATCCAGGGCTAACCGAAGGGAGGAAATAAGCTCATGCCTGAGCCCAGAGAGCTTCACGTTGACGCCGTACTGAGCAACCTCTCGGTCAAGTACCGGAACGAGGCCATGATCTGGCCGCAGCTCCTGCCGGTCATCAAGGTGGACAAGCGCTCGGACCTGTTCACCAAGTACGACAAGGCCGACAGCTTCCGGCTGACCGATGACAAGATCGGCCCCAAGGCCCTCCCCAACGAGGTCGACTGGGGGACCAGCACAGACAACTACTCGGTCAAGGACCACGCCCTGTCCGACTGGCTGCCCCAGGAGACGATCGACAATGCCGACAACCCGCTGAGCCCCGAGGTCGACACCAACGACTTCCTGAACCTGCTCATGGATATCGCCCAGGAGAAGCGGGCGGCCGACCTCGTCTTCGCCGCCGGCACCTACCCCGTGGGCAATAAGGTGCAGCTCTCGGGCACCGGGCAGTGGGGCAGCACCGCCGACGACCCCATCGGGGACCTGCTCACCGCGGTGGAGAGCTGCTTCCTCCGCGCCAACACGCTGGTCTTCGGGGCCGACGTCTGGAAGGTCTTCCGCAAGCTCCCCGAGGTCCTGGACGCCGTGAAGGGCGCCACCCGCTACCAGGGCTCGCCGGGCGGCCTGGCCACCACGACCGAGGTCGCCTCGCTCCTCGAGGTCGACAACGTGATCGTCGGCCGGGGACGCTACATCACGGCCAAGGAGGGCCAGACCCCGACCTACGCCAGGCTGTGGGGCAAGCACTGCGCGGCCCTCTGCGTCGAGAAGAGCCCCGGGATCCGCTCCATCACCTTCGGGGCGACCTTCGCGGAGATGCTGCGCCAGACCCAGCGCGTGTTTGACGCCAAGCGCGGCGTCAAGGGCGCCCACTTCTTCAAGGTGGCCTGGAACTCCGACGAGAAGATCATCGCCAGCGATCTGGGCTACTTCATCCAGGACGCCGTGGCGTAAGGGAGGCGCACAGATGCCCAACTACATCGTGCAGGGCACGCATATCAAGCACGGCGCCAAGGGGGCCACGGAGGCTATCCTCTATGGCCCC